ATTAGATGAATTCCAACTGCTTGTAGTTGTACTTGTAGTTGTACTTGGAGTTGTCTGTGGACCCTTACCAAAACCAGTAGCGGCAAATGCAGAACCAATTTGAACAGCACCAGTAATTAAACCAGCTGTAGCATAACTATCGGTATCTTCAAATAGCGGACCTTGATCATATCCTTCAAGATTAGGCATAAATATATTTTCAGTTTGTTGAGACATTTGAGATGTAAACTGTCTATTGATATTATCCAACTCAACCTGATAATTTTTCTTAAGTTGGTTGGAATTATTTAAAGCATCTAATGTTTGTGCAATTGCCAAGGATGAATATAAACCACTAGAAGAAGAAATATTTTTTCCACTAAGGGCATTTAGTAAAGACGCAGAAGCTTGTGTCTGTTGTTTACTAAGTTGCATTTGCTGAAAAGTTGTGATATCTCTTAAACTTTGTGTAGATTCAAATTGAGTTCTGTAAGCAGATTCAGCAATTGCAGAATTTCTTTTTAGTTGTTGAGCAAAGTTATAAGCAGCTTGGAATTGTTCTCTAGAATTAGCAAAGGTTTTATTTGTATTACTTTGAATCCAGTTTCGATAAGCTTGTTCGTTTCGCTGCTTGGCTGCTGCTGATGCTGCTTGTCCTCCAAAGATAGAACTAAGTCCACTAGCAACCGCAGAACCAACAGCCATCATTGTCATTGGGTCCATGAATTACTCCTTACCAGCCCCATTGGCTTTTACGATTTTTAGGTTTTTGATTAGTAGCAACAACCCGTGTAGCACCACTAGTTGGAGCGTAGTCACTGGCTCTAAAGTTATTAGCCCAGTCCTTAACTCTTTTTTCCCATTCTTTCTTTTTATAATCTTCCGTAGCCTTTTCGGTATCGGTAGACATATGGGATTTATAATACTCTACGGCTGCTGACAGCACATCCACCCTATCGTCGTGCTTCAAAGCCCCCCGACCTCTATGAAGTCTTGTTAGTTGTATTTGATTATTCTGATCCTTAGCCGCCTTGCGTGACATGACTAGGCGATGCATAGCCATTACAGGCTCCAAGGTAGATATAATTCTTAATTCCTTTTGACCAGTTACCCTGTACTCCTCTACCCCAACTTGGTGGGGACAGTTCTTCATTAAGAATGGAATCAATACTTTGGTAAATAAACCATCACCAAAGTTAGACTCTACACGGACTAAGGGTAATTGATATTCATTTACAATCTTAGCAATCTTATTTAAAGTAGCATCATCATAGCCGCCTTGGATACCTAGGAGTTCATGGATGAATATAGTACCACTGAGGACTGAGGATACACATAAGCCAGTTTCATCAGCTCCTCGGCCACTAGGGTCTATACTTAGGTGACTATGGTTGTATTTAAGATAATTATTACTAATGTACATAGGCTCTGAGATTAAATCACCAGAGATACCAAAGTTAGGCATATCCTTTAGGGGATTCTGTCCTTGCCAGACAATCTTATCTGGACCGATCTCTGGATCTAGATCCATGACTATTAGATCTCTAAGCTTTAGTGGATACCTATCGGCATCAGCAAGGGAGGTCACTAGCTTGTATTGCAGGGCGTAGTGACTAGGGCCGATTTTAGCCCGTCTGGAGGCAAGCTCGTCCTTGTTGAACCGTTCGGGCTGGGTGGCGTCCCCTGGCTCTATATCCAATCCTAGGACCCAGGAAGCCACGTTCTCAATCTCGGCTGGAACTGAGGTGTCTGGCATCTCGGCTGGGTACTTGATCATGGGGTAGGATTCTTTAAGGACATTATAAACTGAGTCTTGGTAGTGAGGAGTACCTAGGAAGATAACCCTAGAACCTTTATTTCTAATAGATTCCAGTTCTGCCAGCTTCTTAAGTAATGTTTCTTTACCTACTGGTGTTTCGTTCTTACCCGCAATCTCAATGTCGTCTAGAACTACACGGTCAGCGTGTAGACCTGTGATCTGTCCTGTAATACCTCTGGCAGCACAGTTTAGATCCTGTGTAAACTTGGTTCTAACCGCTAAGTTAAAACCAAGCGCATTGTCTTTATCCTCATCTCGTGGGATCATATACTTGCAATATGGAACCACAGATAGGATCTTTCTAGCCTGAGATACGAAGTCTATAGCCTTACCTTGAGTATTAGATAGTACCAGGAAGGTTAGATTAGGGTCCTTAAGCCATTCCCAGCTAGCTAGGCAAGCAGTAATGGTAGACTTACCAGTACCACGTCCTGCGGCTATAATGGCATCTGAGGGACCTTCTTGAATTTCTCGGGCTAGTTCATACTGAATTTGGGTAGGTTCCCCAAGGCCAAGATGCTTAAAACAAAAATACAAGTGGTTTCTAAAATCATCAATAACTTCTTGGGGAACTTTCATCAGTATGCTGCTTTCTTAATCTTAAATGGGACGGCATCCTTCATGGCTGCTTCGACTGCTTCAATTGACTCATTAGGAATGGTATTAACCTTATCCTTGTGATCGCTAAGGATACCGCGTACAACGGTGTAAAGTCCTGGTGTACGGCGGTCTGGATCGTTTAGGTCGCTGATTAGACAGTCTAACAGCTTCTCCTGCATGTCATTTAACTTTTCTTTCATATTAATTCTCCTTAATTAGTGGTGCAATTTCACTGACGTAAGATGGTGGAACACAGTACCAACCCTCAGGAATGGTGACGGGGGCTGCTGATAAATGCCATTCCTGATTCTGTAATGTATAGATCCTAACCTTACAGTTGGGTCCCAGTCTGATTGGGCTTCCCTCCTGCACCAACACTGTTCTGCTGCCGCATCCATTCATCAATCCTAGAACCAGCGCGGCGAAGACGAGGTATATCCACAGTGGAATCCACAGCCATTCTGCCTTGCTCAACCCTCTTAGAAAGATATTCAAACAATGCGAGGGCAATTGCCATAATGATTCTATCAAGCATTGGTTCCTGGAGCTGGGGTTTCGGCTGGATTCTTAGCATCCTTAGCCAGAATTAGACCAATACCAGCAATCACAGCGGCTACGGCTGAAGCAAAGTCAGCAGCGGTGGCTGGATCGCCGTCAAACATAGCAGTGAGTACGCCACCTACAGCAACGCAGATAGCACCAATACCAGCAATAGTTGTATTACGATTATTCATTGTTTCTTCCTTTCGAGTTCAATTACTCTTTGTTTTAAATCATCTAGCATCGCGCCATGCTTTGCATCATTAGATGATATTTGAATCTGAGCTTTTACTAAATCTTGTACAATAACCTTTAGTTCAGATAAGTCTTTATCCGTCTTATCAATTAACTGAGATCGTTTTCCTATGTCAATAAAAAAACCTCCTACCCCAGCAGCTAAAACAACCAATTGAGCCCACTGGGCTAATTCACTAGATTTTTTCTCTTGTTCCATATTAATCCCCATTAATTAATTAGTTAAACGGCATTGTTGTTCCAGAAACTAAAGAAGTAGTACCATCTGTATTTAGTACAGATAAACGAATCCACATATTACTAGGAATACCTAGTCTAGTAAACTTAACGGCACATTCATTACGACCAGCAGCAGCAACTAATTTAGGTGAATAAACAGTTCCACCAAGGTTAACCACATCTACACCAAATTCTATACCATCTGCATCTATATTACTGATTGCATCGTTATGTAGATAGAAAGTCCAAGAACCACGATCAGCGTCGTCATCTTGAGTAGCATTAAGTAAATTAGTTGTTCCGTCTGGATCATAACTAGGAATTGGTTCTCTGTATACTTTTGCGTATCCAATTGATTTTAATCGAGGTACACTGATACAGAGATTAATTACATATTGCTTAGTAGCAGTATTTCCCAGTTCTCTGTATTCAAAGTGTTCATTTTGTATAAACACCTTAACATCATTTTTACTTAATCTAGTTTTAGTTCTTTGTACTTGTCTTGGTGTATTATTTTTTCTATAGATTTCTGCTTTAGTATTTTGGAAAACAGCTCTTATATTTGCGTTTGGATGTTCATCAAAACCGTGTTCTAATATAAGAGCACTAGCAATAGATTCACTAGTAATGACATCAAAAGCACTAAATACATTGTCTTTAATAACTACTCTAAAGACATACTCATCTCGTGGATCTGGTACAAATAAACTTGCATCAGAGAATAAACGATTGCTGTCAAAATTAAAATGATGGGTTCCAATGTATCCATCAAAGAGTGGATCTGTTTTTTCCCAATAGTTAGGACGATAGGGCCAAGGATACATACTACTAGCATTTAAACTTGTATCCGTACCACCAGTAGTTATATCTCCTGTTTTTCCTAGTTGTTGGAAATAAACATCATAAAGATTTAATCCAAGTTCAGTAGTTCCAGCAGTTACTCCAGATACAGCCCAATCAATATCAGCTTCGTTGAAATGAGCATTACCACCATCTCCAATCCAAGTTGATGTCCAATTTCCCCAGAATTGATCTGCCTTAAATACATTACCCATTCCAGGAGACGTTACTGAACTACTTCCATTTGCTGTATAATTTAAATCACCAGCACCAGTAAATCGAACAGAACTAGAAAAAGCAGAGTTAGTTGCAGCAGAAGATCCAAAGGCAGTTTCAGGCCATGTTGATGCTGCTGTTGTTACAATTGCAGATGTATTATATTTAAAAGCTAAAGCTTGTTTGTTATAGTATATTATTTGACTTGGGATTTTAAATAAGCAGCTACTAGCAGCTTCAGATGATTCTAAACGTTTATAACTGATATTCTCCCAACCATTGTAATCTACACTAAGTAAGAATGACTTAGCAAATCGTGCTTGGTTGTCATAAAGTTTAACTGTTGTTATACCACTTGCTAGTCCAGAACGGACACCAGCAAATGCAAAATCTCTTAATGCAGTTAAGTATTCATCTCTTGTAGTACTATTTGAGTTTTTTAAGTTAGCTAAAGTAATATCACTAAGAATTGTAAAGTTACCGCCAGTTGTAACTGGGATATTACAAAGTGCAGTAGTATAGCACTCAGGAATATTTAAATAAAAAGATTTAATATTCTTACCAAAGAGTTTACTATATGTTGTTCCAGCTTCTCTGTAGAAGTATGGATTATCTTTATATAAGATACTGCTAGCAGAAACTCCATGATACTTTAACAACTCAATATTGCTTGCCATGCTTGCATGGTATAATTCATTTGGATTATCCCAGAAAGAATTCTTATAATTAGGAAGTGTATCTCCAGATGCTCCATCAGTAAGAGCTATAGATGGTACGGCTCTACTAAGATTCCAATATAATTGAGCCTTTATGGGATTGGTAATAGCATTTGAGATCTGAGTCACAGCTGTATCAACATCATTAAAGAATGTTTCGGGGGCTTCTTCACCTGGTATTAGTTTTTTTAAAATATGGTATACTGTTGGGACATCAGGAACAACATAATCTCCATTGACATTTGAGAAAGCATCTAAAATGATTGGAGCACTAATAGCGGCAATTCCATTTGTATAGGAAGTTCCACTTGTATAGGTTCTATCGGTAAACACATGGTCTTTAAATAGTAGATTGTTTTGAGTAATATCTACGGTTGGGGCTTGATCTACCCAGTTAAGGCCGTTGTAAACTAAGATATCTCCAGATACTGGAGTAGTGATTACAACGTCATCAAGGTTATTAATTAAACCTCCGATGGTACCCGCTTCAAATTGAGTACCATTCCAAACTAAACCCTTACCAGCTGTAATATTATTAAGATTAAAGGTAACAGGACCACTAAGGGTTGCTCCACCTTGGATAATAAAACCATTAGTTACAAAGTTAACTGGAGTCCAGTAAGTTGCGTTTGGTGGTGTATTGTTTGTTGAGTTAGCAATGCATTGATAAACTACGCCACCCTGTAGAGCATACTGTCCGACTGTATAAGCGGTTACAGCACTCCATGCAGCAACACTAGATGAAAGTGGATAGAAATGATTATTAGTTGCGCCTACCCATTCTTTTTCTTGACCTAGGAATAATAACTGATGTAGAGAAACATTAAGTTGTTTTGCTGTAATCTTAGCTCCATCCACAAACTGAAAAAGCATCTTATCATTTGGTGTGCATCGTCTAATAACAACTTGTCCTGATACAGCACCAGTAGTTAATACGATATTCTCAGTTGGGCTTCCTGTTACAGTATAGTCTAGATTAAGTGTTAGCTTGGTTTCTGCCGCTCCAGCACTAGCCCGTGTATATACACATAGTTGGTCTGCGGCAGGAAGCTCACACATAAGAGCAATAGGACCGTATGAATAAGTAGTTCCACTTGCTGTATAAACCTTTTCAACTGCCCATTGTCCTGCATTTGGGTTATAGTAAATCGGATCATTTGAAGAATAATTATAACAGGGCATGGACTCTCCTTATTCAATACTAGTATTAAATCGACGGAAGTTACCTACTAGGTCGATATTTGAAATATTACATGGGGTTGGATACGCAGATTTAATATATATTTTACAAGCTTCGGAATAAGATAATATCTTAACCAAATGCTCTCCTACGCTATCAATCTTTAGTTGATCGTTTCTAGAAAGAAGACTATTGATATCTGTTGGATAGAATGTAACCTTATCATCTAAACGACCACGGCGATTAACTACGATATCATAGGAACCTGAATTGTAATGCCTAAAGGTAGCCTTCTTAATATTTAAAACACCTTCATAAACTGTAGAAGGATCGTCTGATGATCTCTGTACTTGTTGAGATAATTCAACATTCATTTCATATGTATGTCCTACATAGATTGGATATGTTGTATAGTTACCTGTTAGGACAAATCTAGTCTTTATAGTGCCATTGTCGTCTACAGTAGTAATTCCATTTACTGGAATACTAGTTACAGTATAAGCATCTGTTCCCCACCCTGGACCCTTAATAGCATAAGCAACCTCAGGATCATAGTGTGGCATAGTTACGGTTGTTGTATTATTACCGCTTGAATAGGTCATGCTGCTTGTAGGAACCGTAGTTAGCCAATCTACCATTGGGGTTGAGATAGATACAGTTTCTAGGGACGCAAAGAAAACAACCAATCCCTTAGTATTAGATACATTAATACTACGCTTGGAAACCATATAAAGATCTTTTCCATATGATTTAACACTTTGGATATCATCTCTACTTGATAGGATCCATCTATAGTATGCGGTCTGGATTACCTTTTCACCATTTGTTCTAAATGTAAAGAAATAAATATAATTCTTTTGATCATTGTCAACAAACATGATTGAGTTAACTGCTGAGTTTGTAGTTATTGCCCCATAATTCAAGGGTAAATAACCTTTACAGTGGGTGCTCATGTCCATTGAGGTAGAGAATTCATCATTAAATGCACTACCCGAAAGGTACATGTATAAGCGACCAGCATCCATAAAGAAGATATTATTACCCATCTTCTGAGGTTCTGCTAATTTAGATGTACTATAAAATGATGTAGGCCGTAGTTCTACGTTAAATGGAGAGATTCCAGTATCAATAGATCCACCTCTGACTTCAAACTGTACTGAACCAGAACTAGCCACAAATAGAATTGTTTGGAATGGGACGATATAACTGAGTTTGTTATATGCACCTATTGTCGATTGGATATCAATAGGATCTGTTTCAGTAATATTCTGTACGTCATCAATCCAGAAATTAAAGAAGCTGTTGGTTCGGCTTGCAAGTAGGGTGCTATTGGTAGCAATCCATAGTCTATTCTTCCAGAATGCCATAGATTGAACTTTTTCTTTTCTTTCTAAAGCCTTAGGACCTGGATTACTTAGGTTAGTTCCAGCTCGTCGTGGGAATAGTGGCATAAATTTAACACGCCACTTGCCATCTGTAGCAGTATCTTTATAGATGATTAAAGGGAATCTTCTGTGATCAAATACTGAATTAGCATCTTCAGTTCTTACTCTTTCAAAATATGGATTACGACCATATCGGGTAGCTCTATAAATACTAGAAGGAAAGGTTAAATATGAGTTTCTAGTTGAGTAAATCTTACCAAATCCATAGGTTGTTTGACCATCACGAACAGAAGCTGCTAAGGGAGATGTTAGGTGGTAATGATCTTTATTAAAATCAATTGTTCCACCAGGAATAGGAATAATCTTTGGGTTGTCATAATACTGACTAAGCATTCTTTGTGCTTTAAACCCATTAGCATCATTTACATCTGCTTGAACTTCTGAGGCTGGGTACTGAGGAATAACACTGAAGTCATTTAGATTCTGACCTCGTTCCTCTTCTTCCAAGGTAGCGCCATCAACGTAGAATTCGATATCGTCTCTAACATTTAACCAGTATAAAGTACTATTGATATCGTCTTCATAAAATGGATTGTATGGATTAACTGAAGTAGTTGTCTTATAGTTAACCGCATCCCCTGAGTGAATATATTGATTTGTTGCTTGTGCAGAATACCAAGAAGCTTCGTTTGTAAGTTCCTCACTTGATCTATCTGGAAGATAATCTAGGGGGATTAATTTATTCCAAATTAAAACACCGACATCTAGATCAATAGAACCAAATGTATCTTTAATCGAAGTAGCTGCAACATTGTATGTTTGATTAGCAACCTTATAATTTGAAGTAACACTTTTGTTACCAAATGTTAGATACTCAAAGATACCTCTATTAAAACCACTTGTGTTGGCTGCCGAAGTACCACTGGTATTATCTACATCCTCTAGAACCCACTCTGTTGGTTCAATTCTAAAGACTGTTATCAAAGAAGCTAGATTAATTGTTACAGAAGGACCACCACCTGGGGTGTATGTAAATGACTTAGATACTGTAGGATCAAATGTATATGCTGCTCGGTTGATAATAATACAATAACGATTGTTTCCATCTACATCTAAATAGTGGAAATAAAGATTGTCTGGATTAAAGTTAGTGGCTCCCCCAGTAAGGAATGTACTGGGTGGAGTCACATAATTAACTGGTAGATAGGTACCAATACTGGCCCCATCTTTTGTATAGTTTACTTGTACCAAAGGAGGTCTTTTTTCGATAGACTTCTCAAGCGATACCAAGCAATTATCAATATTCTCTGCTTCACTTATTAATCTTTTCGTAGGAGCTTGTCGTCCTACGCCACCACTTAGCGTATTGATTGGAAGTCTAGTAAACATTAAAACCTCGTTCTGGTAAAGTACGGATCATTACTAAGGATGCCGCGTCTGTCAACAGCCGCTCTAGTTCCTGCATCACCTAGGAATATTGATCTATTTTTCTTAAAGATATCTGAAGCACGTCCTCGGGCAATATGATATTGTTCACGCACAGCCATGCGTTTATCTACATCTAAATCACCTTGGGTAATAAGTTGGTATTCTCTGGCAGCAGATTCCATGATTCCTCTTTGTAAAGCTGAATCAATGTCATCCCAACCATAAAAATCATTGGCATTGCCTAATGTAATTATTACTTCGACCTTCAACTCTTTTTCAAAAACTGGTGTCTGCTTGGTAATATTATACAGCACAGGTCCATTGTCTGCGGACTTAATTGTAGTTTGGATCACCTCCCCCGTCGTAGAATCAAACAATGGCTCCACGACCTGAGCGTAACAAGCATTTGACGGTAATGCAATGCAATTTGCAACGGAAGAACCATCAATAGTCTGAGTAGAAAGCTGAAGAGTAACAACATATCTATTATTAGCAATACCTCTCATTACCATAGCTTTGATTGTTTGATTTAAAATAAACTGAGCAACACTAGTGTCTACTCCAGAATCATTATTTAAATCAGAAATCAAGTGCTCTCCCGAGGACAACAGCATATGATTAATAGCATCAGTGTAACTGTATAGTCCCATTACTTAGTTCCTTTCTTCCCGTAGGGAACCAGCTTGTTAAGAAATTCTTGGCGTTTCTGGCAACCACAACCTTCTGTTTTTTTGAAACCAAGTTTGTTAGCAACTTTAGCTACCGTATCGCCAAGACCTTTAGAATTTGAAATTGGATTAAATGGTTTCATAACTCTCCTTGCGAAAAAAATACCTAGGGGGCCTTTCGACCCCCTAGGTACAAATATCAAAATGTAATTAGCTAATAGTGTAATTTCCTTGGATAGCAGCGCATAGTTCTGGACGTAGAACACCAGCACCAGCCATAATGGAACTTACAGTAAAGAATGTACCTCTACGGACATCTTTGACTGTTTCAACCTTCATACCTTGTAGACGCAGTGAGCAAACAGCATTTCGTTGCCAGATTAGAGCCTTAATTGGATTAACAGCGCCAGATGCAACAGCTGAAGAAGGAACGTTATTAGTTACAGTTGGTCCTTGAGGATTAGTATAAGCAAGTTCGGAACCGCTACCAAGCCAGTTAAAATCATACTTGGCATCACCAAGATCCCAGATATAACCTGGAGTAGTTACTAAACCGCTAGAAGCACTAACTACGCGGTTAACGGTAGTGTTGCTATTACCTCT